ACTGCTGGAAGGCAAACACATCACCAGGCTCAACCTGTATCAACCCTGATCCGGTGGCGTTGTTTTGGTTCGTCAGCTGTGTGATAACCCCGTTGAGAATAATTTGTGGCGGGTCATACCAAGACCCATCGTTCGTTTGATACGCCCATTGGAAACCGAGTTCGTTTGTCTCCTCTGGGATAGTGGCCTGCATCCGAACATAATGAGACTTCCCAGCACACGTCCCACCATCAGCACCAACAAGCCTGAACCCACCCTCAACCGGCTCAACCTGCCCACCCTCATCAGCGAGACAAGATTTTGAGAACTCCCAAACCCCAAACCCGTCAGCCTCAGCCTTCGATGCTGTGATTAGAAAACCTAGTAACGCAGGAACAAGGACTAACCAGCGACTACGGCTGAGTAACGTCAAAATCTGTCGCCTGAACTTCATACACAGGCGCAACAAAATCATCTAAACCTTCATCATACGTGTAACCAATACCAGCATAAGTTTTATCTGGTCTATCAATAAAGGTTTCAACCCAACGCCCCGTATATCGTTCAGGGTTGGCTTCAAGGAACTCACGTTGAACAACAGCGATACGAATGGCAACATTGTTGTCATCAATTTGAACAAAATACTGTCCGCTCATGCACGGAACCTAACTAGAACTATGCCACTTCCACCAGCTGCAGCGTTGTCACTTCCTGTTGCGTTGTTGCCACCGCCACCGCCGCCTGTGTTTGCGGTTCCAGCAACGGTTCGACCGCCACCGCCACCGCTTCCACCAGCACCACCTGAAGCACCACCACCACCACCACCACCGGCATAGAAGGTTGAAGTACCGACAAAGTTAGTTGCGTCATAACCAGCGCCACCAGCACCGCCAGCCGTTCCTGAACCCACCGCACCTACGGCACCGCCACCACCACCACCACCAGCGCCTTGACCACGTGTAGCGACACCGTTGCCACCAGAGAAACCTTGTGCGCCTGTTGCTGCTAATCCTGGAGGACCAGGTTCACCAGCACCACCACCAGAGCAACCGCCGTTGCTTGACACTTGAAACACGCCACTAGTTGCTGGGTCGCCACCGCCACCTCGACCACCACCTGTAGCTGACAAGCTGACAAACGGTGTGTCAAGTCTGCTTGTTGACCCTTGTATGGCTTTTGCGCCACCAGCGCCAATGTCTACTGCATAAGTTCCTGCTGCAAGATAAACAGTTGAATTTGAAACACCTCCAGCACCACCACCGCCTGTGTAGTTCACAGAAAATCCGTTTTGACCGCCGCCACCGCCCCCGCCTACCAGCAAACAATCAAAAAGCCCCGCAGAAGACACAACAAGGCTTGCATCTGAGGTGAAGGTCAACAATGTGTAAGCAGTACCACCAACGCTAATACTTGTTGCACTACCGCCAGAAGCAACACCATATCCAGTTGACAAACCAACCCACGCTGAACCGTTATATACATTCAAACCTGTTGCTGTCGAGTACGCAACCATTCCGGCTGATGGGGTTGGGATGGCTGAGGCTCGTGCTGCGGTTCCTGCGAACACCATCACGGATTGATCCATAAGGTATCCGTTGACATCTGACGCAGTTAGGGTGTCGCCAGGCGACCAAGTTTTTCTTCCAAGACCAGGCATGATGCTCCTACTTTACACGCTCACCCAGGCTGTGCCGTTGTACACGACTAAACCTGTTGCTGTTGAATATGAAACCATCCCTGCTGATGGTGAAGGAATCGCTGATGAACGTGCAGCTGTACCAGCAAACACCATCACCATTTGATCCATCAAATACCCGTTGACATCCGCAGCGGTCAGCGTGTCTCCAGGTGCGAACACTTTCCTTCCAAGACCAGGCATAGTTCTACTTTAGCCTAATGCCTTCGTGTCATCGTCAAGTTCATCGGTGTTAAGGATAAAGTTGGTGTAGATGCGTGAAGGGTTGGGGTAGAGGGTGACGATGTGTCGGTCTGGGGTGATGTCATGGCTGATGCCTTCGAGTGCCATGATTTGTGTGACTGTTGATGGGGTTGAGTTCGGGAATGATTTGGTGACCGAAATCTGTGACCCGATGTCGAGGGAACTGATTGTGGTTCGTTGTGCATCGGTGAGGCCGTTCATCACGACTTGAATGTTGCCAAACCAGAACCTAGGTACCGGCTGAATGAGATACCCAGCAAGGTCACCAGCGTCATCCAAAGTTTCTAGCAAGGTAACGACTAGAGGTGTTTCTTGTGTACCGAAGTCCGCTACCGATTCTGCTGCGATTGCTGTTGCGAAATCGATGGTTGGTTGCAGATTGTCTACTGTTGGGATTGGTGGGGCAATAGCGACGTTCACCGTGTTGATTACGGATGGGTTGGTTGGGGTGAAGTCGTTAGGTCGTTGGTCGTTTGCTGCGGCATAAAAATCTGACAAGAATGCAGCGAGTTCTGCTTCGTTAATTGTGAGAACAAAGTCGGACATATCAGTTGCTCACAATGTCGAACGTGGTGTATGGGATTGCGGTTCCACCGGTATCAGATAGGTAGCCGTTGATTGACTGTAGTTTTCCGATAAGTCGTTTGTCGAAATGGAAGTTGCCTGAACCATCGACCCAGATACGGCCTTGTTCAGATGTGTGAACACGCATCAGATATTCCAGGACTGATGACGAAGAGTCGATTGGGGCGTTACCTAAGTTCGCTACACCTTGTTCCAGTACCCGTTGACCTGGTTTGCCGAACGCATTAACCGAAGTCAACGCTTTGTCAATGCGCACGTCAGAGCGTTCTGGCACTACCGAACCAGCAGGAATCTTGGTGTTGTTCAACCTGAACAGCTCATCAGAACAGTTCACAGTCACAAGTGATCTGCTTGGGTTCTCAATGCGCTGGTCATATTGGGTGATGATGCCGGTGAATAGATAGGTGCCGTTACGGCTGATCCGCACACCAGAGTTCAACTCAAACCCCAACCTGCCTTTAGCCGTATTCCAATAAGGCGAACCCTCATTCACCAGGCTGAACCGATAGTCAGAATCCTCAATCTGCAACACCGCAGTCGAAGGCTGACCCGTAGGGTCACGAAACCTGTTCTGCCTACCACGATTGATAGACACCTGCTTCACATAAGCAGTCACATCCTGCCAGTCAGTCGTACCCTCAAGAAAATAAGTTGTTGAATCCAACAAACCAGCGACAGCGGAATCCAACACGAACGCATTAGTCGACGCACCATAATCCATCTCCACCGTATAGGTGCCACAGTTAGGAATAGAAACAGCCATCGTGCTACTTAACTGTCACAGGGATTCTGCCCTTACTCCTGTTGTACTGTTGGAAAGATTCAATAACTTTCTCAGCCAAACCTTGCTCCGCAACCGCAGCATTGATATTGATCTGATAAGTATCACCAGCACCAACAGACAACCCACCTCCAGCCGTCACCGGCACCTGACCCGACACCCCAGCCATCGGATTAGGCATCCCACTCAAAACCTTCGGATACTTGGCAATCAGATCAGCTGTGGCCTGCAACGATTTATTGAACTCATCCTGAGCTTCCTTCGTGCTAGTGACCGCATCCTCCCAAGCCTCAAACGCTGATGCCTGCTCAGTAGTTGCATCAGTAAGATTCTTCAACGCCTCATCGTAAAGAATTGAACCAACCGTCGCACCAGAAATAGTTTCATTCAACAACGTCTGCTGGTCATTCAACTCCTTAGTCGAATCAATCTGAGAATCAATCGCATCCTTCACCGACAACTTCGCCTCAGCCAGATTCAACTCTGCTCGACGAATATCCATCGGTGAAGACTCAGGGTCTTTACGAACATCAGCCAAATTCTTCTCAGCATCAGCAACCGAATAGATAGCCTCCTCAACCGCAAACGTCGCCCGCTCCTGCGCCCTCTGCGCCCTATCCAACTCCTTCTGCGCTGCAATAGCCTCCGGTGAACCAGCACCAAAGCCACGCTCAATCTGAGCCAACTTCGCCTTAGCAGCAGTCAAATCATCGTTGGCTTTGGTCAACGAAGCGAGGGACTTATCCTCAGACTTTCTAGCCTTGTTGCGTCGATCCTCCAAAGACGTAGATTTCTTTAGGGAATCATTGTATTGATCCAACTTTTTCTTATTCTCTTCAATGGCCTTACCAGCCTTAGCTGTGGCTGCGCCAGCACCAGCAGTCGAACCAGCAAACTCTTCCATCACGTTTGAACTTACCTCCAAAGTACCGTTCACCTTGTCAAACTTCTCGTTAACAGTTTGCAACTGTTGCGAAGTCAAACCCATCTGAGTACCGAGTTTTTTTGTGTCTACAGTAATTTTGGGAATGTTAGGAACTAACGGAATCTTATTGAAAACATCAATCAAGGTATTGACAACAGATACAGCAATGTTGGCTAAGCCTGTTTTCATATCATCAAACTTTGAGATGAACCATTTAACGGCACCAACAGCGATGTTCCCAATACCTTTAACAAAGCCAACAAACAAATCTGGGATCGCAGCAACCAAAGCGACAATTGCACCACCTAAACCGACGATGAGTTGACCGCCGATTGTCGCAGTCCACTTAATCAAAGAACCTGCAAGACGTGCGCCCATTCCAAGCAACGCTGGAATACCGTCAGACAATACCCACTTACCAATCGTGGCAAGCATGTCTACTAACTGTGCCGGAAGTTGACGTGCAGCTTTACCCACGAAACTTGCAAGCGTGTCACCGAGGCTTTGAACTGCATCGAGCAACTGTGGCAAGCCTTTTGTATAAATCCACTTGTATCCAGACATCAAAAACTTGGTCAGGCTGTTGATGAAACCTGGGATACGAGGTTCAATCCAACCGGTCAAACTGTCAGCAAGTTGATTGACACCTGCATAGAGCATTGGCAGTCCTGATGTCCCGATCCATTGAACGGCCTGAGTAATTAACTCACCCAAAGCACTCAGAACTTTTGGTGCTGATTCTTTGAACCTGGTTGCTATGAAATCAAACCCGCCTGCTAAACCGCCTTCTTCTAAAGCTGAACCAAAATCACGGAACGCTGGAAGCATCGAATCGTTAATAAACGAAACAGCACCCAAGAACGCTGGAATCATCACCGTTCCAATTTGCGCAGCCACATCCGATAACTGTGCCTTCAAAATCCTTTGCTGGTTAGCTAACCCACCGCTAGTCCGTTCAAAGTCACCCTGAGCCAACGTCGAGTCCTTCAAGATCAGCGCATAAGCAGCTTGAGTTTTAGCGGTAACGCTTAACGCTCCAGTCCCAGAATAAAGCCCCATATTGCGAGCTTCTTCTTTCAACCGAACATCATTGATGGCAATACCGTATTTTTTCAACGGTTCAGTTTCGCCAGACAAACCAGAACGCAAAGCAAGAATCGCATCATCAACAGTTGTGTTGTTGAATGAAGCCAAGTCAGCAGCCAACCCAACAAGTGTCGTACTCATCGTTGCTGCTTCACCCTGGCCTACACCGAACGCCTGGAATAAGTTTCCATAGGTACCGGTGGCTTCAAGTGCAGCCTGTTTAGTGATACCTAATGAGGTCGCAGAAGTCTTAGCAAAATCCTCTACCTGTTTTGCTGAGTCACCGAAAACGACCCCAACCTTGGACTGTGATTCAGACAAATCCGATGCAGCTTGAATTGCCTTATAGGCACCAGCACTAGCAGCAGCGAATGCAGCGGTACCGGCAACCGCAAACTGTTTGAACGATGGCATGACGCTCTTGAACTTTTGACCGAACCCAGAGTCAACCTGTTTGCCCAAAGTCCCTAAATCATCCCCAACTTTCTTGATGCCTTTGGTAGCACCGAGAACATCGGAAATAAATTTAACAACGAACGTCCGCTCACCAGCCATGCGCCGATTCTACTCAATAACAGACAACCCATTCCGCAAAGCAACAAACTCATCCAACATCGCAGAATAAAGAGCTTTACCCGATAGGCCATCCCAACGGGAAATATCTACAGGAGCATTCCACCAAGCCTCATCCAATATCTCTGAACCAGCACGACGCTGACGAGGTTGACGCACCTGCTTCGAGCGAGGCGACACAGGATTGACAACAGGTTCAACATCCAACTTGAACGACGAATCAAGCAACTCGCCATGACCCTCATGGAACTCAAATGGCTGATCCGGTGCGTGTTGAGGTAGATAGAAAATACGTGCAGGGTCTTTAGTCTGAGGGTCACCAACCAACCCGATACGGTCATGCAACTCCTGCCACACCACACGCCATAACGACGCAGGCACCTTCTCAGCCAACGGCAAAACAAGGTGATAGTGAGGATCATCCAACCGATGCGAATAGGTCGAATACGCAAACCATTCCAAACCGTCAAGACGTGCATGGTCAAACGCTTCACCGTCCATGTCCACAACCAACGCCTCAACAAACCTGACATTACGGTTGCCTCTAGTAGTGCCAGGGTCATACTCAACCGGTGACCACAACGACCCATCCTGCTTGACTGCGTTCTCCTCATGGAACGACAACAACTCCTTGAGCTGCACCCACGACGAAGCCAACGGCTTCGGATAAATAGACTTCACATTCTTGAACAGAACTGCCATAACCCCTCCTACCTAGAGGGTACAGGAAACTCAGCCCAAGTCAAGCATTATCTTTAAGGGTGTTCAACACCTTCTGAATAGCGTCCAAATACTCCCTAGCTATATTCTCTTTTTCCTTACGGACAGTAGGCCAAAAGAAATAGCCTGCCCTGCCACGATGACGAAGGAACTGGCTGGTGTATCCACCACCCTTGCGATACCCATCACGGGATTGACCCTTCTTATTTACCGACCTTGCCCCAGCAGAAGTCTTAGAACCCTTACCAAATTTGCCACCACCAAACTCTGCACCAAAGAACACATCACCCCTGGTCACCTTGCGTTTACGGTTCCTGTTTGGATTTGACTTGGAAACAAAACTAGATTTGCTTGCTAAATACAGTTTCGGGATTCGATCCTTGCCAACCTTCATCCCTTTCATCACCTCAGTAGCCTGACGATTACGAGTCACCGAACCAGCCTCGGTCTTTGTTTTTGCCAAAAGATTTTCAGCAACTTTTCCAGCAGCAATACGAGCTTCAGCATCAAATTTTTGATTTGCCTTAGAAGCTTCACGAAGAAACTTGTTGATGCCAATGATTTCAATCGCATCGTTGCCACCAGTAATGCTTACTTGACCTGCTCTGCCGAATGCTTCTGCCATATCAACAGATTACTTGTTTAGATGAATTGCTCTCCAACGCAAATAAGCAAACATCGTGAACAACATTCGAGGGTCTTCTGCCAGCAACACCGAAGGAGCGATACCTGTCTCAACGGACAAGTATGCAATCATCCAATGGGCTGACTGATCTCCAAAGGGACGATCACAGCGTCAGCTTGTTCCCCAAGTTCTAACGCTTCAATCTCGTTAATCCACGAATCAAAATCTAAACCGGTGCGCTTCTGACGATGCTCAGCATGCCAAGCCAAAAAACCTAAGTCCGTCAGAGTTAGTTCAGCTTCAAACTTTGCAACGCTCTTACTGAACTTCTGTTCAAAGGCGATGAAGTCTGGGAACGCAGCAATGATGGTGCGCTTTGATTGATCTAATGACGACGTTACTTCTAACGCTATTTTCATTTTTCCTCCGCAGGGTTAAGGGTTAGTTTGAAAAGACTATGCGCCAGTACCGGTCTTAGTTACAGCACCATCGATTGGGTA